TACGCTTACCATGCTTGTTTTGGTACACTACTAGAAAATCAGGAACGTAGGTTGAGTGCTTTCCTGTTAGTGGATGACGGTATGGTATTCTAATGGATTCACTTGCCCATTCCATAACATGTTCGTTATTATCACAGAAATTCATAAACGCTAACTCCCATGAACTTCTATATATTATGGAACCTTTACCAACATACTTCGTTGGATTACGAGGTTTATAATGACCTTGTGAATATCGAGGCATATATTAATCCAATATATTTCTAGCAACCTGTTGATTCGGGGTGATGACATTACTAACCCCAAGCAGTGCGCTTTGTGAGCGTATTTGATTAAGATAATATGCCATTATTTCAGATATTCCGATTTTATCTTTGTCTTTCATTGAATCCAAGAGGGTTAATACAGATACATCAATTGCTTTAGACACCCTGAATAAATCAACAGAGAAGGCATCTGCTGTGTTTGGTGTATCGAATACTTTCTTAAAAAAGCCAAATACAATACTATAGTGTTCGGAACTTATTCCAATATCCCTATCCGAATAAAACGTATCTACATTTAACTTTCTTGTCATTACTAACCTATTTTAATCCCATTACTAAATACATCACCCGCCGATTGCATACTGTTGGTAAGTTTTTTTACCTCACCTGACTTAACCAACGTATTCATTTGCTGTGATATACTCTGCGATACAGGAGCAAACGATTTAGCAACACTGTTCAATGAAGGGGTTAAATCGTTTGCCATATTTTTCAAACTATCCATGCTCGGAATCCCATCTTGTAGATTTGCTACGCTCGGTAATGTTACTCCAGATAGTGCATTGGAAATACTACCTGTACTACCTTCTAATACTGCCATGCCCTGTGGCATTGATGATTGCATAGTAGCAAACATATGTTCAAAATCACTAGTGTTTAATGATACACCTGGCGCTAACTTTGCTGCTAACTGATTTGCACTTGGAGATACTCCGCCGAACATATTCGTTATTCCTCCCATGTTAGGTAACGCACTACTAATACTATCGGTTACTGAACCAAAGTTACTTCCTGAAAATAATCCAGACACTGCACCTCCAATCCCACTAGTTATTGCGCTTATTCCTGTTCCAATCGATGGAATTGAAAATGTACTACTAAGACTACTTCCATTATTTGAAATATAATTGGTACCCATTGATATTGCACCTGATACTAATTCCGATGCAACAAGTGACCCCACATTTGCTCCTTTAAGTGTATTCCGCAAAGAACCACCAGTTCTAATGGCACCCAATATATTACCTGATGCCAAATCATCAATGATGCTACTTCCCGATTCTATCATCCCCCCACGACCAAATAAACTAGCAGTCGTACCTGGTCGCAGTGGGCTAGGACTAGTATCATACATTGATGATTCACCAAATCCTTTAACCTCTTCTCCGACCTTACCACGACCGTATTTAACAGTTTCGCAATTGATAGTCATGGTATGTTGCATCACCTCGCTACCAGCACTGTAATCGAACGTATCGTGGTCCCAATCAGTAATAATTGGATTAATCAATGTGTACGAGGTAAAGTTTCCTCGGTTCATGCCATATACCTTTATATCAGTAAAGAATGCTGGTTTTTCATATCCGTTTGGTCCTGAACCATTGAAACCCCAATCGTTAATTACACGACCGTTATCGTATATATCACGTGCATTATAACTTGGGTTATTTGAACCTTTCCCATCATATCCATGACTAGGGTCACTATAATAATAATTATAATAATTGTACCACATAGACCTAACAGTATCACTTCCATCATCATGGAAGGTGATATTCAATGGTCTGTAATTAATCTTCTTCTGAATATATCGCTTGCGATTGTACTGATTCATTTCCTCTACTTCAAAATTGAATGTAGGGAGTTTTACAGTTTTAACAAGCATACCTATACGATTAGACCCATTGGGACCAAGTGATTTTTTTAATTGTGGTATTTCCGCAGTGTTTAACGTGAAGTAAACATGGAATAGGAATTTATTAGTGGGGGCGAGGGCATGCCCATCGGCAACGAATATCTTACTTCCGTGCTTATAGTCACGGAAGTAATCATCCCCGAAAAACCCTTCTTTAAATCCACCACTAAAATCATCCCAACTACCTAGTTGTTCCTTTAGTGAAGATTTTAGAAAACTACCAAATCCCATAATGGATTAGTTACGAAACGCTGTCGCCAATGCTTCTACCAACATCTGCGCCAATGCCACTACCGATTGGAGTTTGCACTGCGTTATCGAAACGTAATGTCATTGCAACTGTAACTGGCTCTGAACTACCGTAGTTCAAGTCTCCGTAGTTAATATTTGAAACGTAACAGCCATAAATTTCCCAAGTTTCCAGTACATTTGGCTCGTGTGCACCATTACCACCGTCTAAAATCTCCACACGTGTAGTAAATTTGTAATCAGCACCCGAAGCGGCACTTGCTTGTTCCATGAAATCTAATTGCTTCTGTAATTGCTCACCTGCTAACTTAGAAACCATGCCACTAGCATCATCTCGTAGATTAACATTAATATCGTCCCAAGTATGCTTACCTGCCAAACGTACACGTGAGTTATAAATCTCAATGTCGATTGGGTCAAAACTTACTGATGGTCTAGTAAAGTCAATTACTTGTTTTGTTAGTTCAGTTCTTGGTGTAGATACGCCGAAGTTTTCAAAAACTACACGGAATCTATACTTTAACTTTGGCATTAACAAACCTTGGCTTGAGCCTGATTGGTCTGTTGCTAATGGTGTTGTCATTCTAGTCAATGATGATACTGACATATTTTACTCCTTAATTATACTTAATCTTATTTATCCTATTCAACAAGCATAAAAAACGACCAATATAAAAAATGAGTTTATTAATAAAAAACTAAATAAACCGATGAATTTGGCGATGTTGCCATTTTCTACAAGTCTGGAATGACTTTAAACTATATTTTAACCACATAGGAGAAATTATATGTTAAAAGATATCGTAGGCTGGATTAAATCTGGCACAGAAGCAGGTGTAGCATTGATTGCGTTCGCAATCGTATTACAGGTTATTTTCGGTGGCACAGTGCCATTCATTGGTGGTGACATTATCGGCACCATCACTGGTATTGTTGCACAACTTGGTGCTCAAGGTCTTGTTGGACTAGTAGCCGCTGCTGTTTTATATAAAATCTTTAATAAGTAATATATAATCAACCAATAAAAAGGCAACTGTTAAAGGTTGCCTTTTTTATGAGTAAAACATGTTGTTTCCTATGTCTAGTTAAGCATTGATACTATACCCATTATTATAATAAAGCACATAAAGCACATCGTTACGATATCTTCACCATTGCCGTTAATTTCTTTTGACCAATCATACTTTTTCATAGTACCTCCTTATTGGCTATTAAACAAATTTCATAATAATTATATCAGTACCTCCTGTGTTATTTAAAAAACTCTTACGAGTGATATTATTTAGTTGATGAGAATTAATTCATTTTATGATAAATATGGGCATTAAACATATTAAGGGTGTGGGTTATAATCATAGCCCTTATCATTTCCATTCTTTTTAGATTCCTTTTTCTTATCTTTAAATACCTTGCTCTTGAACAATGGTGTTCTAACAGAGTGGAGTATTTTATTTTTAATTTCATGTTTCATTTTATTCTCCGTTCATATAAATTATTTTAAACCTAAATGGGTATTTAGGTCAACCCCATCATAAAATAAAAATCACATTGTATATAATTATATGTTTTTAGCATATTTTATATAATGCAACAATCAAAATTAGGTTCACTCACTGAATCATTGCTAAATATCACAAGCGGATTTTTCGTATCTCTAATAATATGGATTTACATCGTTGCTCCATTATGGAACATTGAAATGACCATGCTTGATAATCTTGGTATTACGGGAATATTCACGGTAAGTGCTGTAATACGTTCTTACGTGTGGAGAAGAATCTTTAACCATCACCTTTGTAAAACGGAAAAATAAATGATAGATTTATATAATGACGACTGTTTAGTTGTATTAAAAACATTAGATGACGACAGCATCGATTCAATTGTGACTGACCCACCGTATGGACTTAGTTTCATGGGGAAGAAATGGGACTATGACGTTCCAAGTCAAGAAATATTCGAAGAATGTTTACGTGTATTAAAACCAGGTGGTCACTTATTGTCATTCAGTGGAAGTAGAACATATCATAGGATGGCAGTACGTGTTGAAGATGCTGGATTCGAGATAAGAGATATGATTTCTTGGAATTTTGGAAGTGGATTCCCGAAAAGTTTAAACGTTGGTAAAGCAATAACAGCAACAGAAATTTATGGTGGTAGCGGCAGGAAATCAATTCGTAAGGCAAGACTAGGAGACGAATATGAACCAACAGGACAAGAAGATTGGCAGAAAGGGTTCTTTGATAAGAAAGCACAAGGGTCAGATAACACTCCTATCGAAACTGAACTAACCGAGAATGGTGGGAAGTGGGAAGGTTGGGGTACTGCTTTAAAACCAGCACATGAACCAATCGTCATGGCACGTAAACCAATTTCAGAAAAAACCGTTGCTGCCAATGTTCTAAAACATGGCACAGGTGGAATCAACATCGATGATAGTCGAGTTGCAGGTACACCAGAACCAACACGATTTAACCCATCTAAGCACTCACATGATGGGTGGAGGATGAATTCCACAGGAGAGGAATGTGCTATAAACGCAGAAAAAACATCAGGCAGATTCCCATCTAACATAATTATGTCACATCACCCTGAGTGCCAATGTATTGGCGTTAAAACGGTAAAAGGTAATAGCAAACCACATGAGTTAAATTCCAATACAGAACAATACGAAGGATGGGGGAATATAACTTTCCGAAAAGGTGAAATGGTTGGGCATGGCGATGAAGATGGAAATGAAACAGTAGATGATTACATTTGTCACGAAGATTGCCCAATCAAGATTATGGATGAACAGAGTGGTGCGTCATCGATTAATGGCGGAGCATCAAGATTCTTCTACTGCGCTAAAACATCAAAGAATGAACGTAATTTAGGATTGGACGACTTTCCGACCAAAGATGGAAGAAACACACATGACAAAGGTTTGTCCAATGTTATTAGGAAATGTCCAACTCATGATGTATCTATTCCATTAGGAAAATCTACTTATGGGTGTGGGTGTGGTTTTAAATTCGATAACAATCTAACTATAAAAACAACAAAGAACAATCACCCAACCGTGAAACCAATTAAATTAATATTGTACCTACAAACGTTAGTAACACCAAAAGGTGGAACCACACTAGACCCGTTCATGGGAAGTGGAACATCGGGGATGTCAGCAAATATCGCTGGATTTAATTTCATTGGTATTGAAATGGATAAAGATTATTTCAAAATTGCAGAAGCAAGAATCAATGCTTCTGACGATATGGTTTTAGATGATGATGATAAGGTGATTATAAAAGAAAACCAACCATCAATAAACACTTGGTTTGAATGATTAACTTACATAAAGGTGATTGTTTAGAGGTGATGGACAGATTGATTGATGATGGTGTTAAGGTTGATGCTATTATAACTGACCCGCCTTATGGAACTACTGCTTGTAAGTGGGATAGTGTTATAAATTTATATGATATGTGGGAAAGATTACGAGGGTTAGCAAAAGATGAAAATACCCCTATTGTTTTATTTGGACAACAGCCATTTACAACAGAGTTAATTGGCTCAAACATTCAGAACTTCAAATGGCAGTGGTATTATAAAAAACGAATTGCTAGTAATTTTGCAAGTGCTAAATATCAACCAATGAAGCATATTGAAGATGTTTGTGTGTTTACGAAAACAGGTAAGAAGGCGAACTATTATCCAATAATGCAACCAAGAGCGGAAAGTGGCAAAAGTAGAATAAATGCAGGTTTCAAATATAATTCAGAAGGAAAGGCAGATGTTATAGGTGGTATACAGAGAAATAATACAGAGATAGAGTATAACCCAAACATGAAAAATCCAGAGAATATTCAAGAGTTTAATAACAGGGCGAAAGGTGCTAGAGGTAGTCACCCAACACAGAAGCCTATTGAATTACTTGAATACTTAATTAAGAGTCACACCAACGAAAATGAAATAGTCTTAGACTTTACTATGGGCAGTGGAACTACAGGTGTTGCTTGTAAAAACCTAAACAGAAAATTCATAGGTATTGAGCTAGACGATAAATATTTTGATATAGCCAAGGAGCGTATTAATGCGTGATTTAGAGCATTTGGTACAAAAAGCTATTTGCCAATACTTGGACCTTAGAGGCGTACTATATTTCAGCGTGCCAAATGGAGGACAACGTAATAAGATTGTTGCTGCTAAATTAAAGGCGGAAGGTGCAAAAGCAGGAATACCAGACCTATGTATTATTCATGAAGGACAAGCATTCTTCCTTGAGGTTAAAAGACCTGCAAGTGGTAGCTCAAAGAAAGGCTATTTAAGTCCTGTTCAGAAAGAGATGATTGAACGAATTGAACAGGCAGGTGGAGAGGTTAAAGTAGTGTACTCAGTGGCAGATGTTATTGAAGCAATGATAGATTGGCAGATAAACGTATTGTGATGAATCACTTGTTCCATGGAGATTGTTTAGATGTTATGGGTGGACTTCGTAGTCAATCTATTAACGCATGGATTACATCGCCACCTTACGCCAAGCAACGTGAGTATAACGGGGCAGATTCGAGCGAGTATATAGAGTGGATTTCACCGATACTTGCAGAGGCAAAAAGAACATTGGCTGATGACGGTAGCTTGTTCTTTAATATAAAAGAACATTGTGAAAAAGGTCAGCGTGATTTATATGTTTATAAGTTAGTAATACACATGGTTGAGGTGCTTGGGTTTAGATTCGTTGAAGAGTTTATTTGGAATAAGACCAATCCATTTCCGACAGGCAACAAGAAGCGATTGAAAGATGGATGGGAAAGGATATACCACTTTACCAAGTCAAAAGATTACAAGTTTAAACCTAATGATGTCTTGATTAAATCAGAGTCAAAGTGGTTAGAATCGGAGAAAAGACGAGCGAACAAAGGTGAGCATAATGTGAATAACGGGAGTGGTATGAATATGTCCAAGAGAATATCATCTGACATGGTTAGACCTAGTAATGTTTTAACAGGTAGCTCGTCTAACGCAAATATAGGGCATCCCGCAGTGTTTCCCGACTATTTGCCCGAGTTCTTTATTAAAGTTGCAACAGATAGAGGGGATATTGTTGGCGATATGTTTATGGGCAGTGGCACAACAGGGGTTGCTTGTAATAAACTAAATAGAGACTTTGTTGGTATTGAATTAGATAATAAGTATTTTGAGATAGCCAAGGAAAGAATGAATGAGTAAGATAACTAAATCAGCACGAAACCAAGCATGTACTATCAGACTAGATGGATGCTATGGTGGTCCTAATAATGAAACAGTGGTGTTGGCTCATCTTAATGGTGGTGGTATGGGCGCTAAGTGTCTTGATATCCATGGTGCTTATTGTTGTCATTCTTGTCATGATGTTCTTGATGGGCGTGTACAAACTGATTATTCACAAGAATTTCTACTATTGAGTCACCTAATGGGTATGAAACGAACACAAGAGATTTTAGTTAGTAAGGGATTGATGTGAAACGAGTTATTGAAAG